CTCCACGGTTCAAACGAGAATTGCTGGAGAAGAACGGATTCACATCTTTGATTCAAGCAATTGAGTCGGAGTGTGAATCTGTTGGTCTTGGAGACGCGCCTTTGACGGACAAGATTCGAGCTTATTGTAAGAATCAAATGTTTTCTCCAATGTGCAAGATGTGTTCAACCCCATATCGGCTTTGGTCAAACAAACATCAAGCATGGGCCAAATATTGTTCTCAGAAATGTATTCAGAGTGACCCAGAAGTCAAATCTAAAAACTTCTGTGAAGATTATTCCGAACTGGTCAAAAAGCGAGAATCAACCATGTTGGAAAAATATGGCGTGAGTTCTTGGTCACAGACCGAAGAACATAAAACAGCATTTGCAAAACGCACAAAGGAAGCGTGGTCAGACACTGAGCGTCGGGAACAACGACTTGAGGTTAGAAAGGAAACGAATTTAAAAAGATATGGAGTTTCTGTCGTTTCTCAAGTTCCTGACGTAAAACAAAAACAACTTGAGACTAAACGTAAGAATAGAGAAAGTTTGTCTGAAGAAGACCGAGAAGTGGCAGATATTGCCAGAAAAAATGCATATCGTAAATCGAGACTTACTCCAGAAGCGCATGCAAAACTGACTTCCTTTGAATTCATGCATGACCTTTACGTGGTCAAGAAGACTCCTGTTATAAGTTGTGCAACTGAGATTGGTTGCTCACAAGGTTCGATCATAACAGCATTGCGAGAGCTTGGAATTCCTTACGTGCCATATGTCCATAACCAAGAATCTTGGGACGAAATTAAGCTATTTGAGTTCATCAAATCAATCTGTCCAACAGCCATTAGGACTTACAAGATAGGAAAGCATCTTGACATCTTCGTCCCAGAATTGAAACTTGGATTTGAGTATAATGGTGTTTACTGGCACTCTGATGTGAAGCGTGCCCCAGATCATCATAAGAAAAAAGTAGAACATTTTTACAATCACGACATTCGATACGTTCAAATATGGGAAGACGACTGGAAAAATCGACAGGATGTAGTCAAGAAGTTCATCATAAACTTGATCGGAAAGACCAAACGGATTGGGGCCAGAAAAACGACCATTGTTGAATTGTCTCAACCAGAATTTACAAAATTCATGGATTTGAATCACATGCAAGGTTCGACAGTTTCTTCAGTTAGACTCGGGTTGGTATACGATGGAGAAATTGTTGCAGCAATGGGGTTTAAAGAAACGGCATCGAACACAAAAATGAAAAATGGGTTTGAGTTAAATCGGTTTGCGAACACAAACGTCAATGGAGCATTTGCAAAATTGTTCAAACATTTCGTATCGCTGCGAAACCCACAGTTTGTGTCATCTTTTGGCGACCTCGAAATAATTGATAAACGTAAAAATGTTTACCTATCAAACGGATTTGTTCAACATGCGGTCATTGATCCAGACTACCGATACTATGATTATCGAACGAAGATGCGCGAGCATAAGTTTGGTTATAGAAAATCAAAATTTGCCAAGATTGGTCTTGATATTAAAGGAAAAACTGAACGAGAATTGGCTATTGAATACAAATTGATTCGATGTTATGATTCCGGTAAAATCCAATATATCTGGAACCAATAATGAAAAAACCCGCCGAAGCGGGTTTTATTTGGTGAACTATTCAATACAGTATTGAATAGTTTGCTATCAAAATCACAGCAGGTTAGTGATTTTGATACGACGATAGAACGCATTGGAGTTAGCTGCCATACCATCGCCAGCAACGGTAGTCGTTGCATAGGGGTGGGCAACGATACCATAGCGGCTCTTGAACGCAATGCGAGGCTGCATAGAAGCAGGATCAACAGCGCGGAACAGTTGCAGAGGCTGATATGGGCAGTAGAACATACCGGCTTCGTAAGGAGTAGCACCTTTACGACCAATGATGGCATAGTGCTCGTTAGCAGCGCCGTTGGCGAGGTAAGGATCGACATACACCTTGAAGCGACCATTCAGGATACCAGCAAAGGTAGTAGAAGAGTCATCAACGACGTTCACGCCACCGATAGCGGGGTTGTAGTCCAGTTGACCAGTCATTGCCAGAGCAGCAGCCACATCGCTGGAGCAGATGATGAAGTTACCACGACCCATACGGGTATCGTGGGAGACGACGTTCGCATCGCGTTCGCAAGCAAACATCAAACCTTTGAACTTTTCCACAGACCAACGGCCACCGGCATCTTGATCCATGTCAAACAGACCGGGGGTGGTGGTGTATTGTGCGCCAACCTTAGCAGACACGGCAATCGAACGCACAACTTCACGGTTCATCTCAGCAGTGATCTCGGTGGAGAGCATGTTGATCAGTTCTTGTTCGGCATCCAGACCATGCAGAGCCTTCAGGTCTTGCACCAGTTCCACAGAGTATTCAGCACGCAGCGCACGGGTCTTGGCTTCAACGGCTTTCTTCTCAATGGTCAGAGCCATTTGACCGAAAGCATTGCCACCAGCAGAACCCAGAGCTTCGCCAACAGCGGTAGACATACCAACGCCATAGGTGAAATCGGTTGCAGGGCTGTTCACGGTATCGTTCAGAACGCCGGGGTTGGTACCACGTTGGGTATCATCTGCACCTTGGGTACCAGAACGGGCAGTCTTGTCGCCAGAGAAGGAGCTATCGGCTTCACTGAACAGAGCTTCTTGGCCGGTTTGGTTGCCATAGCGAGCTTTGGCAGCAAAGATCAAGCCGGTAGGTTGGGTCAGAGGCTGAACACCACACACATCGTATGCAATCAGTTGGGGAGCAGTGCGACGAACCAGACCAATCAGAATGGGGTCATACTTGGCAATACCGTTCGAGTCTGCATAGCCACCAACGGAGTTGGTAGGAGCATCTTCAAACAGAGCTTGACGGGATTCCATGTTGGCTTTTTCTTGGTTTTCCAACAGGATAGCGGTTACCTTACGGCGATAGTCTTCGGTGATAGGGGTCTCACCGGCATCCAGGATGGGAGCCCATTTTTGAACGAGAGAAGTCATTTTAATTCCTTAAAGATTGAATGAATTGGCAATATGCCAATATAATTATTTACCTAACTTTGTTTTTCACAAAGCCCTGAGATATGATTGCATACGGGGAGACACATTGTCTTCTGTTTCATGGCTTTCCGTAATGGTCACACTCTTTTTCGCAAATTCCTCGGTAATGCTATTCCGTTTGGATTCTTTGCTAAAAAATGATTCTTTAATGGAATCAAGTTTCTTAACAAATTCTCTTTCGGATTCAAAGACAAATCCTTCGATAAGTGTTTTGAATTTGGCTTTATCAATAACCGTGAAATCTTTGACCGTTTCTTCAATGATTTTTTCGCGCTTCATTTCGGCAAGCATTTCATTGGCTTCATCCAATTTTTGCTGAAGTGAACTGAGTTTGTCGCTCAATTCAGTTTTATCTTCTTGCAATTCAGATACCAACTTAACACCAGCTTCAGGGAGATCAATGCTATGTGCCTCGAATACTCCTTTGATGCCCATAATAAAAGATTCTGCAATATCGGTCTTGATGCCGCTATCAACGGCAACAATATTATCTGTCATCCACTGTTCGGCCACTTGGGACAAACAACCATCAATCTTTTCGCTCAGAACATTTTCCATCTCTGCAATTCGTTCTTCAAAAATTGCAGTCTGATCTTTTGTTTTTGCTTCAAACTCTTCAATGAGAAGTTGTTCTTTTTTATGGAACTCTTCTTCAATTACTTTGCGAGCATCAACAAGTTTTTCTTCCAAAGCAGCTTCAAAAAGAGCCGTTGCTTTGGTTTTAAATTCTTCATTGAATTCTTCAGACAAAACGGAGTCAATCGTATCTTCCTTGACTTCTTTTTTATCTTCGTCTTCGTCTTCTTTTGTTTCCACTTCTGGTTCGGCAGGAGCTTCTGTTGGCTCTTGTGGAATCAGTGTGGGGTCAATTGGGTTTTCAATTGACACAGGAGGCTCTTCTGGTTCTGCTTCGGCCTCTGGAGCAGTTGCGGTGGGTGCGGGAGTATCGGCAGCAACAGGTTCTTCATCTTCCATCTTTTTCTTGATGGCTTCCAAGAGACTTTGTTCTTCAGTTTGTTTACCTTCCAGCAATGCCTTCAGGTCTTTTTCGAGTTTGGTTGTCATTAGTATTCCCTATCGGCTTACCGAATCTTATTGAGGAAGTCTTGAAATGCTTCCAGTTTTGCTTCTTGAAGTTTTGCAAGAGGAGCAGACAAAATAATCTGCTGTGCCTCAAATACTTCTCGCTCCATATACATACCATCAACAAAAATGTAGCTTGCTGATTCCATCAAATGGTCAACAAACGCATCTGCCACTGATGGGTCATATACACAATCAGCAGCCACTGACAACCGAAAATCGGGTTGAACAATTGTGGTAGAACCTTGTTTACTGACGGAAGCCAATCCTCGACTGGATACGCCCAATCGAACACCATCTTCGAGCAAATTCTGAAGAATCTTCCCAAGTGGAGTTGACAGAACTTTTGCTTTTCCATAGAAATGATTTTTGCCATCATTTTCGAGCATTGTTGTCAGAATACATGCGCGTTCTGGATCGACATGAGTGCGCGATCCGGGATGATTCATTTCACCGAGTGCCCGTGCAGTTTTGATGTATTCTTTGTCGTATTCTTTGACTGCTTCTTCCATGACCTTTTTTGGATAAATTCGGCCATTGCGGTTCTTTTTGTCATACATCAAAAATGGACCACTGATATACATCCGTTTTTGTCCATCGGAATCAACGTCACTGGAGATTTCTGCATTGTTTACAGCAATGTTCTGTTCAAAAATTAGTTTCATTAGCTAATCCCCTGTTCTGGACGGAAATTAGGCATGTAACCAGCAACCTTCAACAGACGCAAAGAAAGCATACCCTCGCCTGTAAAGGTAACAACGATGTCTTGATCATTTCCTTGACTATCGGCACTGAACTCATTGGTCAGACTTTCAGTTTCAGAAAACAACATTGTGGTCGTCACTCCACCACGAGAAATCGTCAATTTAGACCCAGCAGCAATTGACAGTTCCATGCTACTGACATTGACTCTTGGGGTCACTCCGGGTCTTTGTGTCTCGTTGTTCTTCAGAAGATCGGTCAACAAGCCAATGGTGGTTGATGCACCACCACCTTCATTGACTACTTTAACCACAGCATCTAAGTGTGTGTTCTTCTGGATGTATTTGGTAATTGCCATAGAAATCCTTTTTATTATTTACCAAAAGTTATTCATTCGTAAGAACCATTGAAATGACTTTGGAAAAATTCTCATACGACTCATTCATGAATGTCGTCAATTTTTCTTTATCAATTTCAAGGGAACGAATCTTCTCAATGGTATCTTCGTTGACAAGAACCAGCTTCCCATCCTTCAATCGGAATGGGATTTTTTCATAAACAGACTCGGCGTTCTTATACCCAATCACATGTTCATTGAGAGTAAATTGTTCATTCTCAATTGATTCTTGAATGGAAGTGAACTCGCTCTCAGTGAGCCGAACACCGTGGTCAAAAATTACGTTCGATAGTCGAGGAAAATCAATTGCCATTTTTACGTTCTTTCAGAATTTGTTCTCGTCTTTTTGCAATGACTTCACTCGCCTTTTGGCGCAGAACGTCGGTTAGGACTTTTTTGGCTTGCTTGGGGTTGTTCTGAATCAGTTGAACCAGCGTTGGGGTCATCATATACTCCTTGTTGTTGCTCTTCAGCAATTTCTTCATCCATGCTATCGACTTCTTCATCCGACAGACGGAACACATTGCGCTTGATATAGTTTTGTGAAAATATGCTACCAACAAATGGTTGCATTGCTTCGGCAAGACCAATTCGACCTTGCATAATTTCGCTTTCTTTCAATTCAGCAAAGAAGTTATCCTTTTGATACTGAACTTTAAGTTTTGACCGAACAAACGTCCAATCTTCTGGAGCAATGATCCCCTTGAGAATCAACTGAACTCTAAGTGCCTGTAGTGGGATTTCTGCAAATTTGATACGAAGTCTATTTACAAATTTTGAGAATTTAACTTCGTCTCTTGTGATTTCCGATGCTCTACCCAAATTAAACCCACTTTGATCTGCCTTGACCCGAGATTGAGGAAGGTTTAGAGATGCATAGAGTTTATTCATGAAATACATGATGTTGTCCATATTGGACATGACAGAATCGCCGGGGAGGGTTGTTATCTCGGTAGTTCTACCATTGGACCTTCTGGGCAACCAATAATCTTCCAACATGCTGGTATGGACTCGATCATCTGAAATTTCACCAGTTGAATTGTTATATACAACTTTGTTTTTGTAGCGATTCATCACATCTTGAATATACTGTTCTGCCTTTTGTTTTGGCATATCAGCAACGTCGATATAGAAAACTCTACGTTGTGGCGCACGAGACAATGTATAAATCAAACAAGCATCTTCCATATACCGAAGTTGGTTATATGGTTTGATTGATTTATGGATATGACTGATAACCGTTCCAGCTTCGTCCATCAATCCAGATGGAGCATACAACAACACATCAGGAGACAATCTCAATGCCGTTGATTCAGTCGAGGCAAGGCCTTTGTCGTTATAGATGAAATACTCTTCTGTACCAGAAACAACTTCAACACCGTCAGGAGTTTTAGACTTGATGATTTCTCGAATTTTTTTGGTTTTGCGAGAATCGAGTTGTCTAATATCCTTGATGCCTTCAGCGACGTTAGATTCGTCTACAACGATGTGTGCGTAGTATCGACCATCAACATACCACCGACGAAATAAATCGTGTCCATCGGTGTTTAAACGCAGCAGAGACACCACGTTATCAAACTCATCGGTGATGGACTTGCGAACCGCATCTGGAATTTCGTTTTTCTCGGCAAATACCGACAATGACATTGGTGGCTTGTCGTCCTCAATGACAATGGCTTCTGACGTAATTTCTTCAATTGCCATGTCAATTTCGGGAGACATTGCCATTGAGCGATATTTTTGGATTCTCTCAGATTCGCTACGATACCGACCTTCAATATCGAATGAGTATCCATACATGGCCGCACCAGAACCATAGGAAACCTGATCGTGGGTTCCGTCTTCTGTTTTTGGTGGCACAAGCGCACCAAGTTCGGTCTGTTGTTTACGAATCTCAAATCCAAAAATCTTCATTGTAAAATCTCTGTTCAGTTAGAAAAACGGGAACCGAAGTTCCCTTGTTCTTTACTTAGGAGTTGACTGACGAAGAAATGTAATAATCGTACACGAAAGTGACTTCAAACATTTCAACTTGGTTGTTTGCTTCCCAATCCAATTGAATAGGGCTGAGTTCAATTGGGAAAGCATTGATCATAGTAACTTCTTTGAGAATGGTACCATTGCGATCCAATTGTTTAACACGAAGGTCTGATGTGTATGATGCTGGTTGAATGATACCGCTGTTATCAGCGATATTGTTCATTCCGTTTGACCAACGCTCAAACGTATCACGAATCAGGAAGTTTTCGTTGTAAACAACAATGTTCCAAGGTTGGAAGTCTCGTTCACCAGCCACGTTAATAGACCGACCCTGATAGAACACTGGAACCGGAGCAACATTGCTTGCTGGCAGAGATGCAGACTTGCAATGGAATTGAGCCAGTGCAGAAGACGCAGTGCTGTTTGTCACAAACAGCGGAAAGTTAAGGTCAACCCTGAATTGGTTTGGACGAACCAGACCGTCTGAAATAGAAGCCCGAAAAGCTGTCAAATTTGCCATTTTATTTTCCTTTATATGTTCAATCGAACATCTTATTTTATTTACATATGACGGGGAGATGTCTCCCCGTCAGGTTTATCAGAGTTCGATTTCAGTGAAGTCCACGTTTCCGCGAACAGCAATGAAATTCAAGTTAATGAATCGAACAGCCCGAGTTGGCTTAATGAAGATATTTGCTCGCAACTCATTACCGTCAATTGCTTCAGCAGTGTTCACAGAAGGACCAGCATCAACCAAGAAGTCAACGATACCCTGCTTACCCTGAACGTCGCGGAGATATGGTGTAATCATTGCAACGAACATTTGACGGGTCAAGTCGTTGTTCAATTCAAACAAGAAATACTTGGATGCAGTTGCAATGGCTTTTTCCACAACAATAAACAACCGACGCACGTTGATTGCATCAAATGCAGAAGCCCGAGACAACAGAGTCTTATCGCCAAAGAGAACGGTTCCTTCTCCGGGGAAAGTAACAACGCTGTTGATTCCAACTTTGAACAATTCATCCCGCATGAATTTGTTTGGGTTAACTGCCAGCTTAGTTACGTTTTTCAATTGACCACGAGTCATACCACTTGGAGAATGCCAAGGTGTTGCAATTGATTCAGTCCGAGCACAGAGACCAGCAATATCAGCACTCATTGCAATCCAGCGATAAACATCATTGTATGCATCATACTGATATTTGTATCCAGAATCCATAACGGCATAGCTTGTAGACACTGCCAGTTCATTTCTGTATTCAATCATCGCTTCAACGGATTCAGATGTATCGCCAATAATAGGAGAACCATCAGCGATGTTGTTTGGCGAAACGAATGCCATGCAATCCATTCGAGAATCTGCAATGTTTTGAATAATCCAACGAGCAACATCAACGGAAACGTGACCAGCAATTACCAATGAAACATCATGCAATTCTGGATTCGAGAACAGACTATAAGCCGCAATAAGCTCATCACGAGATGCGCCGAAACCATCTGCGCCACCACTCAAAGATACGGATTTGTTAGTCATCAGACTACGATATGCTCCGGCAACTGTTTCCGTCCCCCAATCGTGCCCAGTGCTTGTCAGTGCAGTTGACAATGGCATGTCCATCCAATATACATAATTGGAACGGTTATTGAGAACAGTTTTAAAGTATGCTGTATTACCATCAAAAGATTTTCCGTTCAGAGATTTACTGACGTTTGCAAATTTCTCCAAAATGGTTCCAGCAACGCCGGTAAACCGACCATCTTCATCCACAATCACAATGTGCAAACCGTCACCACTTGCACCAACAGTTTCTGCAGTTACTGTGTCATATGGAGCCTTGTCAAAAAATGATGCATATTCCCATTTTGTGATTGCTGTAAGACCAGTTGCTGTTGCAGAAAAAACACTATCAACTGACAAGTGAGTGTTGTCGGTGATTGAAACAACTTTTTTGATTGTTCGGATACCAAGAATGGTTGTCTCGAACGTATCTCCGATAGAAACTTCAGTTGTGAATGCGGTTCCAGTTCCAACAATGTCATCCGAACCAGTCGTAGTTTCAACCGTACCAGTCAGTGTGCGAGAGAACGTCTTTGCATCGCTCATCGACACTTTCAATGAGTTTCCTTTGGAACCGGGATACTTGGATGCAAACATGCCAAAAGAGCCACTATTTCCATTGATGTGGGTGTTTTCATATACACCGACGTTGGCAATTTTCACTGGAGTTCCTGAAGCAACAGCGTTCAATTGTCCTACTGTCGATACTCGAACCAGTTTGAGTGCGGAACTGTATCCCAAGAAGTTTGCTGCTTGGAAGAATCCGGTATAAGTGTCAATGGTTGGTTTACCAAACCGAGAAACAAGAGTTGTTTCAGATGAAATTGAGGTTACGTCCAACACTGGACCCCAATCAAATTCACCAGCAACAGCACCAATAGAGTTACCAAATGCAGGAATGATAGAAGTGAGGTCAGTTTCTTTGTACGTGACAGCAGGACTGATGGAAAAAGATGCCATGTTATATCGCCTTTAATGTTGTTAGGAATAACGGATGGCGCAGAACACGCACAACCATATAATTACTTACGGAAGTCTGATGTTCAAAATCATAAGTATTTGATTTAGGAGTCGTTATGGCAGAGAAGATTGGGTTTAATGGAAATAAATTTTTACGCAGAGCACATGAGGAGATTGAGTACACTGACGAACAGTTGGATGAGTTAGAACGGTGTAAGAACGATCCGATTTACTTCATTGAAAATTATGCAAAAATCGTATCCTTGGACAAGGGTATCGTTCCATTTAAAATGTTTGAGTATCAAAAAACATTTGTAAGAACCGTTCACTCTTCAACCAGAGTCATCTCAAAATGGTTTCGTCAAAGTGGAAAATCAACATCTGCCGCTGGGTATATCGCATGGTTGGTTCTTTTTAGTAAAGAAAAAAAGACTGCCTGTATACTTGCAAACAAGCTAACGACAGCAAAGGAAATATTTGGAAGAACTCAATTCATTGTAGAAAATTGCCCAAAATGGATGCAGCGCGGAGTCAAGGAGTGGTCAAAGACTTCGTTTAAATTTGAGAATGAATCAACTGTATTTTGTGCAGCAACTTCGCCATCGGCTGTTCGTGGACAGAGTTTAAACTTTTGTCTATGTGATGAGTTTGCTTTCTTGAGTCCAAATCTTGCAGAAGAATTCATTGCATCTGTTTTCCCAACACTTTCATCATCAGAGTCTTCAAAGCTGATTATCGTTAGTACCCCAAAAGGGATGAATCATTACTACAAAATCTGGAGAGAAGCAGAAGCTGGTATCAATGGATTCATTCCAATAGCTGCGAAATGGCAAGATCATCCACATCGAACACAAACATGGGCAGACGAACAATTACGAGAACTTGGTGACCTAAAATACAATCAGGAGATTTTGTGCGAATTTCTTGGAAGTAGTCTTAGTCTAATTTCCGGTTCTGCAATAAGCTCAATTCCTCTTGGTATTGGGACAGTTATTTTTGATGGGTATACCGAATATCATCAACCAATCCCCGGACATTCCTATGTCATCATGACCGATGTTGCAAGAGGCGCAGAACTTGACTATTCCGCATTCATTGTTCTTGATATAACATCACTCCCATACAAAATTTCGGCAGTTTTTCGCAACAACAAAATTGACCCACAGATGTATCCAGATGTGATTTATCGGATTGGGATGAAGTACAATGAAGCCTTTGTTTTGGTTGAAACAAACGATATTGGTCAACAGGTTGCTGACATTTTGTTCTATGACTTGGAGTACGAGAATGTATACTTGTCTTTTAGAGAGAAGATCAATGAGGGTGCTGGTAAAAAGATTCCCGGACTGAGAACGACCAAAAAGACAAAATCAATTGGCTGTTCAAACCTAAAGACATTGGTTGAGAACAAAGCCATTGAAATCAATGACCCAACCATTGTTGATGAGATGTCAACTTTTGTGAGGGTTGGAAATAGCTATAAGGCAGAGGAAGGAAAAACAGACGACTTGATGATGTGTCTGGTGATGTTTGGTTATCTGTCAGCACAACCTATATTCAAAGAGTTGTTTGATTACAACCTAAGAACGGTTTATCTGCAAAACCAAAAGAAAGAATGGGACGACTGGATGGAGCCGATTGGGTTCGTTGATCGTGGAGAGTCGTTTGTTCAATTGACTCCAGATAAGCCATATATTGAAGCAACTGACTCTTGGGCAGATTTCCCAATGCTTTGATTATTTTCTTGACAGCAAGTCTTCAAGTTCTTGGATTCGCTTTGTCGAATCCCGGACTTGTTGCATCAATAGGACGTTTTGATCGTGAATTTCTTTGAGTTGAGCACGAGCCAATGTCAGTTCTTCGGACAACAGCGTCACTTGCTTGATTAAGCTATCAATTTGTTGTGTGTGTAATGCACCAGCAGAGGTTACTTCTTCAATGGAAGTTTTGCGAATAAACAAGTAACCAGCAATCCCAAGCACACCAAATGCAATGATGGCAGAAATCATCTCCGACGTTCCAAGACCAATAATCTTTAGCAGTTCCAAGAAAAAATCAAACATCTGTCACTCCAATTTTGATTCTGTTTTAGTCTCCCACATAAACTTCAGAATGTGGATGTTGATAATGAATGCAACGTAATTTGACACCGACAGAATCACACAGATCGAGGTCATTGCAATTGATGTTGGGAAGAACAGCGAAGCCATCCAAAACCAGCAAGTTCCATTGATCCATGCCATGAGAATTCGAGACAATTCAAGTCTTGGATGGGCAAGTATGGATACAAACTGAATCAGTCCGAACATAATACTTACCATACCAACAACAATCATGGTTTGGAATTTTATGACGTCATCGAACATGAAACCAATTCCAAACACAATCATGGCAGCAGCAGATATAAGTTCAGATGAACGTGTATCTTGGGGAAAGAGATTTTTGAGTCTCATCGCTTAAATCCAAACAAAGATAATGCACAAAGGAAAGCAATTTCAATTCCGGCTCTAATAGATAGAAGTTCTGGGTCAACGTGATTCATCAAATGATACCCAATGATCCAAGAGGACTCCGCGAAAATTAACAACACAGAAGAAATAATTGCCAAGGTCAATACTTGATTATCTCGTCGTCGTCTTTTAAGGGTATATCCAGACGAACAGATAAAAATACAACACATGGCAGTTACCAAGACCAAAACATCGAGTATCATTTCTTAAACGCCCTCAGATAGCGTTCCATGTCTGTCTGTTCAGCAACATGGAAGTTATGATTTGCCTTCAGACCAGCATGAACGTCTGGGTGATCGAGGTCTGATGTAGATCGAGCCTTGATTTTGTCATAGACAGATTTGAACTTGGTCAGTTTGGCAACATGCATATGCAGTTGAACATGACTATCAGACAAATCATTTCCTTCGTTGTCATGCCCACCAGTCAATAGCATTTGTGAAGTCAATTCGTGTTGAATTGCTTCGCCATTTTTGTTTTCATTGGTTCCATTTATCAAACTTGCTGCGTGACCATATCCCAAGTCTGGGTGATGATAGACTTCATGGGCCAACTTTGCATCGGCATATTTTCCCATATGTTCCATGACTGGATGTGATTGGAAAGTGGAGTCTCGCTCGTCCTCATTGTTATTGAGAATCGTATGCATCAATCGCGGATTTTTGGTGTGGTTCAACAGATACCGAGACTGTCCGGGATTCAAGTCGCTATAATAGTCTTCGTGGCTTGGTGTTGCAATGTGTCCAAGAGCAACATCACCAGCAGCATCCCATTCTTTTGATTTGCCGGTATGTGACAAAACATGGTCAATCAAGTCGTGATGAGCATCTCCCATCAATGATCTTGTTTTGGACTCATAGTCGGCTCCTTGATAGTCCTTGGCTTCATTGTGCAGCTTTCCAAGGAGTTCAATTGACTCGCCGGGGCCAAAATCCTTGAACGGACTTTTCCTTCGACCAAACATCTTATCTGCATTCTCTGCAGCGTAACTGTGCAACATCTTATCCTCGACATTATTGTCGTGGATGTCTCGATAATCCAAGTCTTCATCGGCATTCTTAATCAAATGATGTACAATTGAATGAACCTTATCCTTTTCTGAAATTTTGTCATGGATGTCGGCAATCTTTTGTTGGATTCCATCTCCATCATCATCAGGCCCATCGGGATGTTTGTCCCATTCCCAATTGTCGTGTGTGTTTCGAGCAGCCTTTACTGCATGATATACAGCAGATTCAATATCTCTATGCATCTTTTCGGAATCACTGTGTGATTTTTCCATCAACAGATTTTTCCCATCATCATTGTAGAGTTCTGGGTTTTTTTGATAAAATCCTTCTTTGGAGGGATACTTTTCATCTGCCCATGAACTAACTTGTGAATGGAATCCCCTTGGAGCAGCCCCATACACTCCATTTTCAGGTCTCCAAATTTTGTGACCTTCGTTATAGAATTGTTTGATGCTTATTCGACCAAGAGGATTTTTGTCAGGGTCTTCTCCCTTTTTGACCAAATATGCAGCAAGTGTGTGATTTGCAATATCTTTTGGGAGATAGTGTTTATTACTTCCACCATCCATATCCATACAAGATGACCAACCACGGTCAGTTGATACACCAGCAACATCATATTTGTTTTTGCTGATAACAATTTCTTTTGGAGTCTTGGCTGCACCGCGAACTGGGTCAGCAGCATACACTTGAGACAAAGACATTGGCTTACCTTTATTGGCTCCAGTCATTGTCAGTTTTCTTGTCCATTTATCATGTTCTCCAGTCAACAGAGAACCAATGCGATATTTCCGCTTCGGATCGGATTCGTGATATGCTGTTCCCGATACATAATCGTCGGTCTTATATCCACGGTCAGAAAGAGCATTTAAGACGATATTGTGATGTGCATCCCAACGACCAGTTTGACCGGACCGAGTAATCGGTTCATCTTTAGAGTCATCATATGGGATGCGAATTCGGTCAGTGTCTCCAAAGACTTCTTTGTGCGGATTACCATACTGATACCAACTGTCAACTTTTTTCTTTTGTTCGTCAGTCAATGCTTCGGACAAAAGTTCAATTGATTCGGCAATAAATTCTGGACTAAAATCTTCTTCCATGATACACTCTTTCTTTGTTATCTATTACTTAGCAAAACGAATACAATCAGCCGGAAAATAATCTTCGGGACATTCTGCTCCCAATGCACCAGCAACAATCTCTGAGCAAAATTCTTGACCGTTCTTTTGTGGGACAAATGGGATGATGAATCGAACGATTCCCCACCAATCGTAACTGTTTCCGAGTCGCTCAATCATATAAGCCAATGCAAACTGTTCGTCCCCTTCAACATCAACCACATCCCATTTGCCGGAATTCAAGTCAATTATTTTTGAACGAACTCCACCATCACGGGAAGAACTTGAGTAGCATTGTCCATCAATAACCAATTCAACATGAGAGTATTTGCTAAACGATCTGGCACAAATTGCCCAATGAGAAATCCAATGGACAAAATCTTTGTTGATTGAAGGTGGGCCTTTGTATAGAGCTATTTTCATCATTCGTTCCAGTCCTCTTTGACAGTAGTTGAATCAAAACCAGACAAAACAACAGGCTTTCCGATAACATCAGAAGCATTCAATTTCTCAATAAGAGATTTTGCTTCATCGGTATTCACATCATAGAACAAGGTTAGATGTGGTTTGAAATCATTGTACGAGTGTTTCAACCCTTCCATCTTGAGGTATTCGTGGATTTTACTCAATCCCGAATCTTCCAACTCCAAAACGATACACGTCACTCCATCTTCTTCTGAATCAAATCCAGACGCATGTGAGATTTTTGTTTCGATTTTGTTCGGAAACTTCTTTTCAACATTTCTCTTGATGGTATTTGGGTTTCGAGTCGATTCTTTTGAATACATCAATGTTACGTGAAACTCTTTTGAAATCTTTCCTGTTTTTGGTTCAATTTCAATTTTAGGCATGGAAGAAACACCAATAGAAACGTAGTTTCCTTTCTTGGTGTCAGTTGCTTCTTTGAGGTAATTGAGAAATATGTTCATCCGAGCGCAATCGCTAAAGCCAGCGCATCAGATGTGTCGCTGGGTATTGTTATGTCTTGGGTTCCATCAAAAGCAACGCCGTTGATGGTTCTTGCTGTTGCCAATTTTGTTGCCGAAGCCACGTTCCAGTTATATCCAACAACACGGATGGTATTTCCAGTGTCTTTGTAGAACATCTTACCATCTGCGTAGTTAATCGCAACTTCGCCATACTGAAGAGAGTTAGGAGCAGCACCAGCCACTCCTGATCGTTTCGATAAGATTGTATTCGCCATTTAATCACTTAGAATGTTCCACCATCAATAACGATATTATCGAAAGTCGTTAGACCAACAATACTACCACCAGTGATATTTACGTTGGATGCGTCCTGTGTGGAGATGGTACCAAGCCCAAGCGTCGCTCTTGTCGTAGTAGCATCAATGTCATCAATGATAGACCTACCAAAAGAAGTGATTGTTGCCAATGCTGCTGTTGTTGCGCCAGTATAATACGCCAGTCTGTCAGCAGCAGGAGTCAGTCCACCAATAGAAGACAATGCAGCAGACAGAGAGTATGTGACGTTACCTGCAACACCATCTGCGTTTGTTACCGAAATTCCTGAGCCAGAAACAGCAAATGACCGGGCAGCAACTGTCCCAGCAGCAGTTCGAGCAGAGAATCCGTTGGTCGCCAAGTTATGGAAAGCCAATGCTTGTCCGGTCAACTGAAAGTCATTACCAACCTTTGTTACACCATTAGATGCTGTGAATGAGCCAGCACCAGAGAATTGAGTAAACGTAAGAGATGTTGTTCCGAGTGTGATTGGAGCATTGGTGGAAAGTGTCCACCCAGAGTCGGCATTGACCGTTCCTTCTTCAACGAACGTAAACATTCCGGGAGTAACTTCAGCGGAAATTTCTGCATCACTTGAGCGAGCCCATGCCCCAGCAGCAACGACATAAATTCCATTATCAGCCGCAGTTGTTTGATTCTTAACCAAAACCCGGTCACCTGCAATCAGAACCACTCCATCAATAGTTTGGGTTCCAGACAGCGTGATGTTGGCGGTTGTTGCTACTCTAACGGATTCTTTAATATCCAATCCCGCTGCTTTGGAATCAACATACAGCTTCGTTGCAGCATCAGCATCAGCCGTTGGTGCTGCCAAGTTTGTGATTCGTTGACTGTTCATTGAGACCGCAGCAGTTGGTACCGCCATTTGATCCAAACGAGACGTGCGAACTCTTGTGTCGAAGTCGGAAATGTCGGCAGCAACCATCTGTGTTCCAGATGTTACTCGACCCTTAGCATCCACTGTCAGTTTCGTGTATGTTCCGGCAGTTACGCCACTATTCGCCAAGGTGAGTGCTACTGTGGTTGAGCCAGAACCAGTTGCATCTCCGGTAAAAGTGATGGACTGGTTTCCAGTGATATAGTTCTGTGCTTTAACAAATGCAGTTGATGCTGCCTTGACAGAGTTATCTGAAGTTGCAACTGTTGGTACTTCTGGCGAACTGGAAAATGTTTTAATCCCAGCAATCGTTTGGTTCCCTGTTAGCATTGTTACTGCACCGCGACCACCGATAGCATCTACCGTAGTTGCAGTGCCACCAGCCCCACCAGTACCGTTACCGTAATACAGCGTGTTGTCTGCTTCGTTGAATGCCAATTCGGCATTCTGCAATGAAGCTGGTGCTCCAACTGCTCCACCAGAACTGCGTCTTTTGATTCTAATCGTATTTGCCATTAAAAGTTTCCTCCGTCAACTATTTCTTGTTTGTTAACATCAACCCATGCTCCGATTGATGCATTAAAAACAAGAACGTCATTGTCATTTGCTTGTGTTATGTTTACTGGAAATCCACCGATCGTCCCAGAACCTGTTGCTGCTATAGTGATGTCCTGTGAGCCATCAAACTCAATGCCATTGATATGAACAGGCGTGGCTAACTTTTCGGTTGTGTGATTCTTCTTTTGAATGTCACTCAACCGCTGCTCGATATATTCCTTTTCGATACGAGCATCAAGTCTCACAATTTATCCCAATGCAATTGCCATTGAAATTGAATCTGCTTCAATAACTGTGATTGTTTGTTCAATGGTTGTTGTTGCGTCTTTTAACGCAATGAAGTTATCATCAACTTGTTCCATAGTTAGTGGAACCGCTATGGTAGTGTCCCCTGCATGGGTTCTAACGCGAAGTGTCAGTGGAGCAGTCATTTTTCTTCCAATTTAGTTATTAATTGTTGAACAAGTTTTTCAAGAGAGTCAACTTTTTTATTCAATGAATGGACTTCTCTTACTCTATCCAGTTCTTTCATATATTTACCATGAGCTTCTGGGTCATATATTGAAATCGCCCCAGCATCTGTTCTAAATGCTCCTTGAACGATTTCTCCCATTTGATCCTTGATTCTAATCATGCTAATGTGATTGCTCTGTATTTTTTAATGAATGGCATCTTAGTGGATACGCTTGACGACGGAACCATTTTCAAGTCATATACATCAAATGGCGAAATGTTGTTCAGATAAAAGACAAATTCATGAAAATCTGTGCTGTTCGTTGATTTGTTCCGTAATGTGTCACATTTCATCAATTTCCATTCGTTTTCAGTATGGATGCTTGAATCAGAACTCAACGATGTCCTGATATACCAATCAACATTAGTTTCAGGCATAGATGAAAGTGTACAGAACAGCTTGATTGAATCGGATACAGTTTTAAGCTGAATCTTTTTTGTGATGTATCGAGAATATGCATTTCCCTTCGTCTTAATTTCCGTATTGATAGGGAAAATCGAACAATATGCTGTCGCAGCAACACCTGATTGTGGAGGCTCAATCACAATCATTGGTGGCTGTGTCAAACCATATCCACTATTGATTATAGTCAACCCAGTCACTTCCCCTGACGAAATTGTTGCAGTGATTGTTGGCAAAATGTAGTCTGTTGATATTTCAATCTCAGAAACAGAAACGGTGACGTTTGGTGCAGTTGTGTATCCGATTCCACCAAATGTAATCGTCGTTCCACTAATCCCAGAACTGGAAATCGTTGATGTTAAGTCATCCGTCCTTGATTGATTATTGATGGCGTTTGTGTATCCAAAGAAATTAACACCAGTCCTCATGTCAATAATTGGAGACAAGTTTTCATTTGTCGTTGACATGACTACCCCGATTTCCATGCTATTTGAGTTATTCATCATTGAAAACTCATTATCTCGGGATGCGAGCAGAACTGGATTATTCAACGAGATGTTGGCATCCACTTGGAGTTCTATTGTTTCACCAACACCATATCCTTCAGTTGTAGTCTTGACTGAAGTTTTAACCTCGGTGTCTTGAAAAGTTTTTGTTAAAAATTGAGGTGAAATATGATGTAGCTTTTTATTTGTTGTGATAACAAAGTTCGGTTCAACAGTAGTCCTGATTTGGGCTCCAGTTCCGGCTCCAATAATACTGATTGTTGGGGTGCTCGTGTATCCAGAACCTTTATTGGTGATTTCTACACGAGAAATCTTCCCATTGATGACTACTGGAACAGCCGTTGCCGTTACTCCGTTTGGAGGAGAAGATATAGTAATGGTTGTGGCGTTTGTGTAATTTCTACCACCATCTGCAACGTGAATTCCTCGAATGATGTTACTGGATTCTATTTTTCCAGATACAGTTGCTGCTGCTCCAACAATAAACTCCACGACATAATCAGACAAAACTCGATAAACATTCCATGTTCCATGTAGATTTTGTCCGGGAATGCCGTTATATTCCCCATCAACATCCACATCAAGTTTTAGTTTGGAACCAACAGTCAATCCATGCTGTGCCGTTGACGAAAACTTAACAATGTCCGATCCCGCTGTTGTCGTAAACATTTTACCAGAAACAGTATGTGGAGTTGCGTTCGCAATAAAGGTCAAATCGCTTGGGGTCGATGTGTCAAATTTTGCTATATTCAGCTTAAATTTAATGTCTTCAGACTGTTCCGGCGTCCACGTGTAGTTGTTTTGCGACTTGAACATCGACCCAACGTGAGGTTGTGAGAAAATTGTTCTACCATTCTCAATGGACTTCTCTCCCATTCTTGACGTCCAAAGATTATATTTGTTTGAGTTGGACATGACAACAAAACAGTAATCTCTATCTTCTTCAAGATACACTGGAGCATTGAACACAAATCGAGTTGGGACAAATGCATTATTGGATACGAAAATATGTTCTGGGTTTCTCGTTGCAAAAGCATCCACGTTCCAATCAGAAAATTCTGTTGGAAATCCATTCTCCATTTTACGAATCTCTACTCTAACTGGAATAGTGTCATCTTTTGATTGGAAATATAAATCAACCGAAGTCAAGAAGCACCCCCCAGTAACTCCATGTGTAAAGAATGACTGAGCGAGTGGATCACTTCTGGCAGGGGGAACTTCGCTCGTAAATTGCGTTACGGTTGTTGTTATTGTCCGAGTGTTGTCATATACTTCAAGCGTCCCCTTCGTACCATATACTGCCCTTGCTGTGCCATATACGTTTCCATGAACAAGCAACATTGACTGATCGGAAACATCGCTTACAATAATCTCCCTGTCGCCCGACAACCAACGATTAGCAATGATATTGAATACAAAATAACATTCACCAATGCCATTACTAATGATGTCGCCGTTTAGAGCACCGGCAGTGTTGGTATTGTCAATTGGTTGACAATACTCATTGACGTTTTCTCCATCAAAGAAAACGAACATTTTGGTGTTTGGTCGAGCATTCCGAAGTCTTACGGTAACGGATGATGGTCGGATATACGTAATAGAATTTCGTGATGCGAGGGTTCGAGAAATTGAAGTTGCCATAGAATGTTCCTAATGTGTTATCATATTTATCACTCGTATAGGAGACCGTCTTGCTCAAGACGGTCTCCTAAAATTTTATAGATCAGTTGGATCTTTACCTTTTGGTTAATTTATGCCAACAGAGTTTTGGGTTTGAACTGTTTGTGTTGGTATAACTGGAGGAACTGACACTGGAATTGCATTTATAGGGTTTGTTATTGGTGTTTGGATAGCTCCGGGCAACAAAGCTGCTGGCATCGTCTCAAATCTGGTTTGGAAAAGCGGCAAGTCTATTCCCAAAATTTGTTCAGCTTGTTCCAATGTATACCCACCAAATGCGCCAACTGCAATAATTTGCTGAATTGTTCCTCCAGCCGAAATGTGTTCTGCTGCACCTTCTTGGGCTGCTGTTCGAGTGAACGTCTGTCCTGACGAAGTTGTTCCAACTCCAGTTGGAATATAGAATGCTGCTCCTCCAGTTCCATATATCCACAAATCAGTCTCTGTGGGCACAGGTGCAGGACTTGGTGCAGGACTTGGTGCAGGTGCAGGACTTGGTGCAGGAACATCAATCGTGATGGTAACAACTGGGGGCTCTGGTGCAGGTGCTGGTGCAGGTGGCGGTGAAACTACAACCGGAACTGGCGGGACAAAAATCCATTCGATGTTAGTTGCATGAACAACTGTTTCTGGGTTATCCAAAACCTCTACCCAAACGTCGCCGGGAGGAGTCAGTGTCAG